GTGCACAGCCGTACCTCCACGGGCGACGCGCCGGAGCAGTCGATGCAGCGCAGCCGCAGGGCCTGCTGCGCGCTCATGCGGACATGGCCCAGCGACATCAGTTCGTCCGGCGTCATGCCGCGGGGGTCGCGGCCCACGTCATGGCCGTCGCGCCGTTCGAGGCCGATCGCGCGTTCGCCGTTCATCGCACCCCTCCCCGGGTCTCCAGGGCCCAAAGAAGAATGGCGATGGCATCGGCTTCGTTGTCGTCGGCCGGGCTGTAGCCGCGGGCGCGAACCGCTTCGATCACGGCGGCCTTGTCGGCGTTGCCTCTGCCGGTGACGAACCGCTTGATGGTGCCGACGGGGACACCCTGGTAGGCGATCGCCCGCTGCTCGCACCAGGCGGTCAGCGTCGCCAGCAGGCCGCCGTGCACATGCGCAGCGTCGGTGCTGAGATGCCGGCGGACTTCCTCGAAGTGGACGGCCGCGATCCCCGGCGTGTCGTCGGCGATGCCGTCGAGCCAGGACCGGAACCTGAGGTACCGCATCCCGCCGCCGTCGTAGCGGCTGGGCCGGAACGACACCGTGCCACTCACCACGCCGCCGTCGGGCAGCGCCATGGCCCAGCCGGTCGTGGTGCCGAGGTCGAGGGCAATAATAACCGACTGATTTACTAGGTTATCCGTCCTGACGCTTCTGACGGTTTGATCGGTTAATAGCTCTACGCGCGCGCGCGTGGGGCCTATAAGGGTTTGACCCGTCAGAAGCGTCAGGATGCCAATTTTGCTGGGTTTTTCGAGGTTCATGACGTCAGAACTCCAGACTGATGGTCGAGGGGGCTGCAGGCTTCAGCGCAACCCCGCGGAACCCCTTCCGGGTGCTCACGGGGTCGCGCCATTTCTCGAAGCCCCGGGCAGCGAGGCTCTCGGAGAAGCGACGGATCGAGCCGGCGTACTCACCGGCGGCGTCGGCCCAGATCTTCCAGGCGCCGAACAGCGTCGCGGAGAGCTCCGTCTTTGCGGGGCCGACGTCACATGCCTCGGCCATCCAGCGACCGAGCGCATCCTCGTCGTCGAAGTACTCCTGAGTTGCCGACTGCACGGCCGCGGGCGGCATCAGCCCGACACGCTGCCAGTCGAGGCAGCCCTCGACGGCCCAGGCAAGGATGCCGTTGCGCTCGGCCAGCAGCCGGTCGGTCAGCGTCTTGTCGCGCCGGGCCTTCGGGATGGTCACCGTGAACGGCACCATGTGGAAGCGCCGCCGCATGGCCTCGTCGATGTTGCGGATGGCGGGCTTGTGATTGCCGGCGATCACCAGCTTGAACTGCGGCACGAACTCGAAGAAGTCCTGGCGCATGAACCGCGCCTTGATCGGGTCGCTGCCGGTCATGACCTTGAGCTTGCTCTCCGCCCACCGCCGTCCCTGCTCGGTTTCGACCGCGGAGACGAAGCGCGCGCCGCGCAGGCCGGCAAGATCGGTGGGATGCCGCTCGCTGGTCGTCGCCATGAACATATCCATCGGCGCGGTCGTGGCGTAGTCGCCCAGGATGGCGGCGACGACGTTGCAGAACACCGACTTGCCGTTAGCGCCGGTGCCGTAGAGGAAGAACAGCGCGTGCTCGACGGTAAGCCCGGTCAGGGCATAACCCACCATGCGCTGCAGATAGGCTTGCAGCTCGACGTCGCTGTTGGTGATGGTGGCGAGGAACGCCTTCCAGGTCGGGCACTCGCCCTCGGGCGCCGCCCCGGCGATGCGGGTCATGCGATCCGCACGGTCGTGGTTGCGCCGGTGGCCGGTGCGCAGATCCACGACGCCGCCAGGCGTGTTGAGCGCCCAGGGATCGCGGTCCCACTCCTCCGTCGTTGCGGCATGTCGGCGATCGGCACGGGCAAGCCGTTCTACGGCCGAGACCGTAGAAGCACTGGCGAGCTTTGCAGCCAGCTTGGCCCGCCCGCATTGTCGCGCTGCCTCCCGGCAGACCAGGCGGGACAGATACATGCCCTTCAGCGTGGTCTCGTGCCGCCACTGGGTGCCGATCCAGACCAGCCACTGGCCCCAGGCCGACACGAAGCGCCAGTCCTCGCCGTTGCGCCGGGTAAACTCGAGCGCGAGCGCATCCTCGGTGTATTGCGGCGGCGGGGCCTCGTCCTCGGGACCGCCATCACCAAGCGGCTGCCCGGGCCCGCCGGTGAGTTCCCCGTTGCGCTCGGCATCACGCCGCCACAGACGCTCGGCCTCGTGCTGCAGCCTGTCGAGCGGCCAAGGCGGATCGATCCGGGCCTCGTTGTAGGCCACGATCTCGGCCCAGGCCTGGCCCGCCTCGACATGGCCCTCGCGGCAGCGCCGGATCCAGTAGCCGATCACTCGCGACAGGGCGTCGAAGCGCGTCGTGCCATCGACGCCACCCTCGCGGATCTGCTGGCCGAACAGCTCGGTGACGGTGCCTTTGCCCGCGGTGGCGTCGTTGAAGTCGAGATCGGAGGGCGCCTCACCGTCGAGCGGCGGCATCGCCATCACGGCCTCGGCAAGGTCATGCAGATCGAACTCGACGGCGGCGCGGTGCACGATCTCGACCGACCGGCGGAGCCCGCCCTTGGCATGCACGGAGCCCGCGACCCGGATCGGCTGGTGGGCGGACCGGAAGGACGGATCGCCGCCGACCTTCACCGCCATGGCATGGCGCAGCCGGCAGATCCTGGTGATGTCATCGCCGACAGCAGGCTCGGTCAGCTGCCAGTAGAGGTGGCGCTTGGGCTGCCCTTCCGTGGTGATTCCACCCGATGCCACCTCCAGCGTCGGCACACCCAGGTGCTGGATCAGGTGATCGCGCTTGGCGGCGATATCGCCGTGATCGAGATCGATCAGCACGGCCTGCATCTGGACGATGTCCTCGGCCCTGGCCTCACCGGGGGCCAACACGGTGCCGGGCACGACGTAGAGCGCCATGCCCGTCTCCGACGCCCATTCCGCCTGGACGGCCAGCTTGGCGGCCAGATCCCGGTCGGCTTCTACGAACGGCGTGTGCGGCGGCCGGTCGGAGGCGCCCTTCTCGGCGAGCGCGCGCACCGGCACAAATCCCTCGCAGTACCCGAACACGACCTCGGAGAAGGCCGCGATGGCTGCGGCGTCCGGAACGACGGCCGGGGAATCGATGTCGCGCGCCATCATGCCCAGCACCGCTGCTTATACGCGCAGTACGCGCATTCGAAGGTGCCCGGATCCTGTGCCACACGCGGCAGCCACTCGCCGGCATCGCAGGCTTGTAGAATGCGTACCGCCTTGTCGCTGACCGACTGGGCGAGCCCCCCGTCGAACGGCACCAGCTCGTGCCAGAGCTCGCTCGTGTCCTTGTTGATGGCCGTGAACAGGGCCGGCGCATCGGTCAGCCCCATGTAGGCCTGGTACAAGGCGATCTGGGCGGCATAGATCGGCTTGGCGGCAACGACGCCGCGCCGGACCATCTCGCGCCAGTTCTTCGCGTTGGCGGTCTTGCATTCCCACAGGGCCGGCACCGACAGGCCTGCACCGGACACGACGACACCGTCGATGTGTCCCTGCACCCGGCCTCCGGCGACCGAGAAGCCGAACTGATCGCCGCTGCGATCGCGGGTGCGCAGGTCGAGCCCGGCCTTGCGGATCCATTCGACCGCCAGATCCTCGAAGCTGTGGCCGACGGCAAAGATCCGCAGCGTCTTGCCCGAGAACCCCGCCCCCGCATCGCGCGGCAGGTTCAGGAACTCGTATTGCAGGCGGCGGGCGCAGGCGTCGCCCAGCCGCGAACCACCGAGATAGGCGCGCACGGGCCGCGCCTCGTTCTCCGCCTCCAGCGCCTGGTCGATGCGCTGGTTCAGCACGTCGGCGAAGGTGGGCTCCGTCGGCCGGTGATTGAAGTCGAGGGCATCGTCCATCACCAGGGAACCTCCGGTTTGTCGTTCATTGCAGTCGCGTGCATGGCGTCCTGGAAGCCGCCGACCGCGACCGCGATCAGCGTCAACACCTGTTGCTGGCTGAGTTCGTTCAGCCGCGTCGACCAGCCGATCTCGGCCATGATCTCGGCGACCGGCTTCATCGCGGCCGCGAGGGCGGCCTTCTCCTGCTCGGTGAGGTCAACCATGGCGAAGGACCTCCTCGCTAACCGCGACCAGAAGGCCTGGCAGGCGATCGAGCAGAACCACACCGATGGCCGCGGCCGGTTCGAGCGCACCGGATCGAACCAGCCAAAGCCACGGCTCGGCTGCCCGCAGACCGCGCACAGCGTTCCACGCGGGTGCCAGAGCCTCAGCCGCCGTCGTGAAGAGGGAGAGGAAGGCATCGGGGATCACGCCGCCCTCCGCTCGCCCTGCTCGAACACGGCGGCGCGGACTGCCGACCGGTTCCACAGGAAGTTCAGGTGGCAGTTCGCGGCATACTTCGAGAGGCCGAAGTCCAGTGGGGCGCCGCCATAGCCCGCACGCTGCAGCAGTTCCTGCTGCCTGAGGCTTGCAGGTTGCGACAGCCACCCCCGGCTCTTGGACGCGGCGTCCGTGCTCTCGAGCTGGCGCAGATAGTCATCTGCCGCCGCCAGCGCCTGGCCGCGCTCGCCGACAGCGAGATGGCGCAGACGGCCCTGCCGGGGTCGACCGACGGCGTGCCAGTGAGCGCCGTCGAAGAACACCCCGCCCCAGGCATCGAAGCCGCTGGCGATCAGAGCCTGATCGTCGCCGAACAGGTCGCACCAGCGGAACGGTGAGCGGGCCAAGAGGTCGATCTCGGTCAGGTCGAACCGGGTGAGCAATTTCTTCGCCCGCGCCTCGCGTGACCAGGTGTGGCCGCAGAACGGGCAGATCGAGGTGGCAAGCGGCAGCTCGGCCGAACAGTCGGGGCAGGTCTTGTAGAGGGCAGCCCCCTTCTCCTCCTCCTCGTCGTCGAGCCGCACCTCCTGTTCGATCGAGCCGTGCCGCTGGGCCGCGCCGGCGAAGTCGAGAACGATGCAGTCGGTCTTGACGATGCCGGGGAAGCGCTCGGGATCGACCTTGCGCAGGCCGCGCCCGACGGCCTGGATGAAGGTGCCCTTGTGCAGCATCGGTCGCAGGATCGCGATGCAGCCGACCGGCTGGCTGTCGAAGCCCTCGGTCAGCACCATGCAGTTGGCCAGCACCTGCACCTCGCCGCGGTCGAACCGGGCGATGACGTCGGCGCGGTCGCGGGCCTTCATCTCGCCGGTCACCGTCTCGGCGCTGATGCCGGCGGCCCGGAAGGCCGCGGCCACGGATTCAGCGTGCTCGATGGTGGCGCAGAAGGCGATCGTCCGGCGGTCGGCCGCCCTCGCCTTCCAGTGCTCGACGACCGCTTCGTTCAGCACGGCGTGATTGAGGACGCGGGCAGCCTCGCTCATGTCGAAGTCGCCGGCGGTCGCCTCGATGCCGGACAGCTCGTCGCCGACCCCGAGGTCGATGGTAAAAGTCTTCGGCGTGACGAGGATGCCCTGCTCGATCAGGCTGCCGATGGAGAGCTGGAAGCCGACGTTGCTAAAAGTCTTGCGCAGGCTGCGGCCGTCGCCGCGCCCGGGTGTCGCCGACAGGCCCAGCAGTTTCACGCCGGGATTGAGCGAGCGGGCATGTCTGATGATGGCCTGGTAGCTCTCGGCAGCCGCCCGATGGCACTCGTCGATCACCAGGTGGGAGACAGCGCCCATGCGGTTGCGGCGGTTGGCCCGCGCCAGGGTCTGTACGCTGCCGAACACGACGCGGCCCGACCAGTCGTCCTGCTCGGCTTTGACCACGCTGCCCGACAGGCCGGTGACCGCGCCGATGGTCGCCCGGTTCTGCTCGATCAGCTCGTCGGTGTGCTGCAGTACCAGGAACCGGTCTTCCATCCGCTGGGCCGCCTCCTCGCCGATGTAGAAGCCGGCGATGGCGGTCTTGCCCGAGCCGGTCGGCAGCACGAGCACCGTGTTGCCGTGCGCCGCGGTCTTGGCCCGGGCGGCCTCGACAGCCGCCCGCTGGTAGTCCCGGGGGATCATTCCGGCCCTCCCCTCAGCGCGCCCAGAAGGGCGCGTTGGCCGCGGGCGGCGTAGCGTCGGCGGCCGCCGGGGCTGTGTTGGGCTGGGAGCCCGCCCAGTTGGGCGAAGGTGTGACCGGCGGCGCGGCGGCAGCGGCAGTCGGCGGCGCGCCCATCAGCGTGGCGTAGTCAGCATGCTCCGCAGCGATGGCGGCGGCGATCACGTTGCGCCCCTCGTCGGCCGGGTTCTTGCGGTCGCGATCGATGCCGACCTTGGCCACGAACTCGAGCCCGTTAAGGTCGCCGAAGCCGCGGATGGTGCGGGCCGCCCGCCCGGTCTCGGACGGGTCGTCGGAGCGGACGCCGCGGGCCGATTCGAGGATGCCGCGGATCAGCGCCCGCCCGCGGTTGGCGTAGATGTCGTCGCCGCGCTCGTTCACCGAGCGGCCTTTTACGCCGATGCGGGTATAGATGCGGCGACGGGCATGCGGCCCTTCGAGAACCACTGCCTCGGTGTTGAGGTAGAGCGCCTCGCTGGTCTTGCTCTGGGTGAGCCAGCCCTCCGGGCCCGTGCCACCGGGCCGAATGGACAGGCGCACTTTCAGCAGAGTGTTGGCGGGGATGAGGGCGAAGGCCGCGTCCTGCGTCTCCGCGCCGTTGAAGTCGATCGTGGACATGGCTCAGGCTCCTTTGGTCGTGTCGGTAGTGTTGGGGTTGGCATCGGCGGGACGGCCGTATTCGAGGCGCGGCGGCGGATCGCCGGGCGGGCGGCGGATCTTCTCCATCAGCCGCCCGAGATGCGGCTCCTCGATCGTGTCGAGCCGGCCCGACCGGTCCTTCGCCGGATAGCCAAACCCGTTCAGTGTCTGGCAGACGAACGCCCGATACGGCTTGCCGTCCTCGGTCTTGAGTTCGGCCATCGTCACGACCTCGTCGACGATGCCCGGCAGTTCGAGCCCGGTCTTGGCGCCTTCGATCTGCAGCGTGAAGTACGGCCGGTTAAAATCGTCGAGCCGCTTGTCGAGGATCCCGACCAGCCAGACATTCTTACCGGGCGCATGCTGCAGGTGCGTCAGCCAGGCGATCATCTCCTGACCCAGCAGCCCGTAGGCGCTGCGCATGTCGGGCTTGCCGCTGCGGTCGGACATCGCCTGCGGCTGGCCCTTGCACCACTGCAGGCAGAGCCGCGAGGCGACCGTGATCGAGTCGACGAACATCGTGTCGTACTTGGCGAGCGCCGCCGGATCGCCGAAGGCTGTGCAGACGCGCTCGTAGTGGGCGGTGCTAAAAGTCTGGTCGGCGCGCATCGCCGGGTTGGGGCCGCCGACCCAGCAGGCAAGATCGCGGGCCAGCTCCCAGTCGCGGATGCGGACCTCGTCGCCCGGCCAGCCCTGCACGGCCAGCTCGCCGGCCTCCAGGTTCAGGAACAGTGTGCGGGTCGCATCCAGCGTCCACAGCTGCGACGTCTTGCCGATGCCCGAGATGCCGGTCAGCACGCCCTTGATTCCGCGCTGCTCGGCCAGGCGCTCGGCGGCGG